GATCTTGCCATCAAAGATGATGTACGAGATACGTTTATCAGACTTTGCCAATGCACGAAGTTGATCTGCCACATCGGGCATGATGTCTGGCTTGGGCTTCCCCGATAGATCGCGGTCAATGTCGATGGCACGTACCCAGCCCTGCTCATCAGGATTATGGTCAGACTTGCGACTTGCGTGTTTACTATCACCGATCCAACCGTCTGAGGTTCGGTCACGATCAGCGCCGAAGCAGTCATCGAATTGCTCACGAAGTTGGATTGCTGCTTTGCATAAACGCGGCTTCACAGGTTGCGCACTCCCATCGCTTTAGTTCATTTAATGTTAATTCAGAATGATTACATTCAGGGCGTGGCGCAATAAAAGCATCTGCATCTAAATCGTAGGTATAGCCAATTCCTGCATAGTTGTAGCGGATATTGCCATTGTAAGAGGTTCTAACGCACTTCTGACTTCTAAAATTACCGTACCAAGTCTCAGGGTCAAGCCCTTCGATAAGTTGGGTCTCGTCAATTCCAACGATTACTTCTGTAACGATATTGTCATCTAAGAACGCGTAATGTGCCATTATGCCCAACTCACATTTCCTGTGCCAGCAGTTATAGTTGCGCGCTTGTATCCACCACTTGCTGCACTTTCTGTACCAGTTAACCCAGCGCCGATAGTTATGGTCTTACTGTCTGGGTAACGCAAAATAACTACGCCTGATCCACCAGCAGCGCCAAGTTGGAAAGTTCCATTGTAACCACCGCCGCCACCGCCGCCGCCTGTGTTAGCGGTTCCTGCTGTTGCAGCAGGTGAATTGTTTGCATTTGATCCAGTACCGCCGCCTGATGTTCCTGCGCCACCTGCTGCTGATCCACCACCATCGTTTCGACCACCGCCGCCACCGCCGCCACCGTAAGCAACTGACGATCCCGTAATCGAATTATTTATACCTGAACCACCTGCTCCACCTGCAACATTTGTGCCGCCAGCGCTATTAACTCCCACGCTACCTGCACCACCACCGCCATTGCCTGATGAATTGCTTGCAGTACTTCCACCGCCATAACCTTGATTTGCAGTTCCAGAACCACCAGCAGAGGCGTTTCCACCGCCGCCGCCAGAACCACCATTGTCAGCGCCAGTTGGTACACCAACTCCACCGTTTGCCCCGCCGCGACCGCCTAGTGTTGATGTAATTGTAGAAAATACTGAGTTATTACCGTTGACGCCAGACGTACCACCACTACTTGCTCCGGCACCGCCTGCGCCAATAGTTACTGTGTAATTTGTTGCAGGCGATAATGTAAGAGCCGTTTCTAGTGACCCACCGCCGCCCGTTGCAGTAACGGTTGACCGCAAACCACCTGCTCCGCCGCCGCCGCCAAGTGAGCCACCACCACCGCCGCCTGCAATTACTAAGTAATCAACGGTTAATGGTGTGGGTACAAATGGTGATGTTATGGCAGTTATTACATTGGCAATCATTATGCAATAGACCCCACGACATACCAAGCATCTGTGCCAGTTTTGATACAGGCTGCTGATTTATATTGAGCAAGGGTTGGAGATGCTGCTGTTGCACCTGCTGAAAGAACTGTTGTTGTGCCGCTTGTAACTGCTGAAATAGTGCAAAGACCTGCACCGATATTGAGGACAGTTATTACTGTGCCAATAGGGTGAGCAACGGACGCGTTAGTAGGTATCTTGATCGCATTCGCTGAGGCGTTGCTCTGGGTGATTAAAGTCTGGTATGAGTCATTTAAGACTGTTGTATAAGTTGTGCCTGTCTGCGCATTGAGCGTGAACGCTACTAGACCATTAAACATAGCGGCGCTGAGGACATCGCCTGTTGTTGCTGGAAAACCTGTTGCCATTTTATCTCCTAGTACGCCATTATGTTAGTGCCGATTATACCTGATACAGCCGATCCTATGATGAAGCCTTCAACGATAGGTTCTAAAGTCGTAACAGTTACTTTCATGGAGTTTGGCGTTATATCCCATGCAAGTCCCTGAGCCTGTAAAGTCTTGACGATGGTTGATCCATCGGGTTGAACGTTTGTTATCTTTAAATTTGAGAAGTAATCCAAGTTCAGCATTGTCGCAGTTGGAACTGCTGGATCAAGTAGATCGACTGTCATGGCGTCAATGCGAATTGTTGTCTCTTGACGAGTTGCCACATAGATTTTGGCAATGTTTAGAGTATCTGCATCTGTCTGAGCTACTAGATTTGTTTGGTTAAGTTGGTGTGGGAAATATTTAGCAATAGAGGTTGCGTTCTCTGATACCTGCTCTGTGCCACCTACGCGAGTCATACCAGCCGAGTTAATGATCAGCTTGTCATCAAATGCAAAGACAAGGTTTGTATAAGGAATGCCGCCAGTCTGATTAAACTCAGTAGGAGTCTCGCCATACTTTTTAATAACATTGGTGCGGTTTAGGAATATCGCTGTGCCTTCTTGGTTAAAGAAGAACGCGCCTTGCTCTGAAAACTCTGCGTTCTTAACTGCATCTAGGGCAGTTCTGGCTGTGGCTGGGTCTACTACACAGGTTGTGTTTCCCGTATCAACCGTACGCATATTTGCAGGAAACGAGACCTGATCAAGTATCTTACCTATGCGTGTGCCTGTGTCTTGCCCTGCTGTTGCGCTGGCAACTGTTGTGACTGTGGCTTGCTGCATAAGTCTAAAAGCATCTGAGCAGATAATATCTACATAGCCAGTCTCTTGCCCTTGAGGATAGGTATAGAGATACTCAGTTGTATAGCCCGAGAATAAGAAGTAACCAACGCCGCCTACCGTGCCTGAGACACGCAACTTGCGTAGTGGACTTAGAAGTCCAAAGTAGGGTGAGGAAGCATTTTGAGGATTGAAGTAAGAAAGAGGATCAAGAACGCGAACTGTGCAAGTGCCAGCCTCGTAAGTATCGCGCATGATATTACGACCGCGAGTGATCCTGATCTGTCTTACATCTGGAGTGAGATCAACTGTTGGTTCTGGTGTAGTGCTAGAAGCAAGAGTGCCTGTGCCTAGAACGCCGTACTTAACATCTCCAATAGTAAACGGATAACCAAAGGTTGCTCCGCTAGAGAAGTCAAAAGATACGCTGATCTGGGCAGGTAAACTCATCCTGCGAACGAACCTTTAAGTCTGCCGATTGCAGATGCCGATCCTGATAGTGATCGGTTAAGCAAGCCATTAGAGACTGCTTCAACTAGATCGTTTTCTGATACTACTGATCCGCCAATATAAACATTTACATTACCTGCATCTGCTCTAGCAGCGAACCCTGCCATGCCGCCATCTGCTCCGCCGTAAGTGCTAGCAATAGTATCTAGAACAGCAGCATTGTAGGTAGGCGCTGCAACTGTATAATTACCCCTTGCTATATCAGCAGCAAGTTTAGCCGCTAACTCGAGGGATAATATCCAACCAGCAAATGGGTTCTTGGCATCTGGCAAGCCTGAGTAATAGGCTACCAAATCTTTAGTCAATCCTTGAGACTTAGCAATTTCGGCTGCAAGTTTAGAAGCCTGAGTTGTATTGCCAGTAACCAAGGCTAATTGCAATTCAAGTCGCTTGCGATCTTCTTCAGAAACCGTACCCTTCATAGCTGCAATAATTTGTATCTGCTCTAAGTCAAAGATGCTTCCTGCTTTTTTAAGTCTAAGTTCTTCTGCGGCTTTTTTCTTAGCTAAATCTGCCGCCTTTTTTGTTGCACTAACAAGTTTAGCCTGAGCCGCTGCTCGAGCCTTTTGTTCTGCTAGAAAAGCCTTTTGCGCGGCAGTCATTTCAGGAGTTGCTTCAGTAGTCCGTTGGTTTTCGCCTTCTTTAACAATGGCAGAAATTGCTAAACCAACATACGAATGTTTGATAATGAACTCGGCTACTTTTATTAGCTTTTGGAAGATTGGATTATCCCAAATCTGGCGTACGTAACTGGCAAGACCGACAAAGAAATTAGCAGCGCCTTCTGCTAGGCTTGCCATGCTATCTGTAACTGTTCCAATGCTATTGGCGCTTCCACCAACAAGAATGTTAAGTGACTCCATCAAACCTTTGCCAATTGTCTCTGAAGCGTTATCGCCAGCAATAGCAAGTGCATTCATCTTGCCAGCATAAGTTTCTAAATAAGCAGCATTTGATCCAGCAAACTGCGTGTTAAGAGTGCCCATTATTTCTTCAAAGGTCATGCTGGCAAGTTGTGTCTTGGTTAATCCTGTTTCATATTTAGCAAGACCTTTTGTGTTGCCTAGAAAAGCCTTGCCTAAATCATCAGTAACCGTTTCTAGGGCAACGCCTGATCCTCGGCTAATTTCTATTGCTTTAGTTAATAAGTCTTGAGCATAAGTCAATGAGCCTGTTTGTGTAATTAAACCACTTAGGGCTGGACGAAGTTTATCGTCTGAGACGGATGCTGAATTTTCAAGACTGCTTATAAAATCTTCGTTAGATGCAACAGCAAAATCTAACCCTAAGTTCTTTAGAGTATTAGCTAAAGCTGCTGCCGCCTTCTGGTCATCCATAAAGGCTTTGACTGCGGCTTTACCGAATGAGGTAATTGCTTGGACAGAAAAGGCAGCCACCATCGCAACGCCAAGTTTCTTAACGCCCTTTTCAAGACCAGAACTAGCTTTGCCAGCCTTGTTAAATGCCTTTGCGCCTGTAAACTCGGAAGCAATATCTATTCTTAAACTAGCCACTAGACATTAGCCTTTCGTGCGTTAAACTTGGCGGATGATTTTTCAATCGCTTTAAGAACTCCAGCAGTTGCTTTACCCTGATCTTGAGCAAAGGCTCTAAAAATGGCGCGACCTGTGTTTGCTTTATTACGACCTCTAAGTTCGCCGCCAAGTTTAGGAGTAAAGTTGCCAGTTACTCCTGCGCTGCGACCAGCCCACTCATAAATTATGCCGCCGATGTTTTTGTTATGAATAGATGCAAGCGCCCTGAAGCCGCGATTGTTAGGCTTGCTTGGTGAGGTTTTGTAACCAATACCTTTGCTTGCCTCTGTTTTATCGTAGTATCGCGTTGCCCATTTGCCTTGTGCATTATCACGCTTTAGCCAGCCGCTAGGGGCTTCCTCGTTTGACGGAAGAAAACCCCTAGCGCTTTTTGCTAGCGGCTTTACAAAGGATGCAATCTCTTTACTAGTTTCCTTAGCAAGATCAGGCTCGAACTTCTTCAAAGCCTTTCTAAGCGCGAGACCGCCGACTACTCTTGCTGGCATTGTCTCGCTCCTTTGCTATGTCTTTTAGTACCTCGATGTGCGCCTGAAAAGCCATCGGAGAAAGTTCTACGATGCTTTGGAACGGAACTCCATACTCATGACTCAAGCGAGCCGCGAGATAGCAGACTGAGTTCCGATCTATTCTAAAGGGTCGGAGTCAACCACATCCACGCTGACTAGCGTTTCAATAAACGCTTCGCCAAATGGTTTAACGGTTTCGCCCGAACGCCTGATCGCTTCCCAGCAAAGCCAGTAAATATCAGATTGCTTCTGATTTTCTACAATCGCTTTGTGAAAACCCATCTTGGCGTAAGACTCAAAAGCCCACTCGATTACAGGAGTTACCTCGTACTCGTTTACGCTTCCGTCTGTCCTTTTTACCTTTAGTTTTGCCATTGTTTGCCCCTTAGTTAGTTATTACGATGTTGTGATTACTACTGTGCCGTTTACGTTCCAAGTTACTGATTGCATACCAAGATCGCCAACTGCGCCGTTAATGTCGGTTGTGTTGTTTACTAGGCAAGTCATTGTGTAAAGTGGGTTTGTTGCTGAAGTAGCGGCTGAAGTCTGCTTTAGAGTTACTGTAACTGAAGTTCCCCATGCAGCTTGAAGTGTCGCAAGGACATTTGCTGAAGCTGTGTCATTGAGGAAGTCAATAGTAAGAGATGATGCTTCCAAGCCCTTAACAAACTTGTGACCACTATCGCCCATCGCTGTAACTTCAAGTTCATCGAATGTGCGGTTAAGCGTTACAGAAGTAACATGGTTTGAGAGGTCAACCGAATTAACAGTAATAACCACTCCATTGTTTAAGAATACTGCCATTTGGTTTATTCCTCGTCTTTCTTAGTAGATGGTTTTGGTGCTGGTGCTACAGGAGTCTGACCAATCTTGATCAGGAACTCTGCTTGTTCTTTTTCCCATTCATTCATGGTTTAACTCCAACTC